GGCACTGCTTCCGCTAGCACAGGCAAACCTGTGAGTTAAGTATCCTACGGGGTTAACCGCTGGACCTTATCTTCTCCGTTCGAAGCAGCAAGCTGCTAAGACTCAAAGTAAATTTGAGTAGGAGACCACCCTGGTCGTGCGTTTACGACCGGCCTATCTAAAGTCCCGAGCACCCTCTTAGGTACATTACCTAAGAAGTCACGTCGGCCTGGCGCCAGTAAGTACTGAGCCAGTAGATAGGAACCAGGAGTAAAGATGGCAGCCTGCTTTGTAGTAGGCTTTACCACTCTGACTTCATCCTGCTGCAAGTCGTGGTTATACCTCCGTTTAAGGTGGCGTAACTCGGCTCCGCAGAATGACTTCACTCCTAGTTGCGTCGATTTAGCATCAACAACAGGCAGTAAATGCCTGAAGTTAGAGAGGCTAGAGAGCAGCCCATCGGCTGTCCTCCACATGCCTTTCATGAAGAAGTTATTTGAGACTTCAACATGAGAGGCTAGTGAACCGACGTCGGCAGTTGCAGCCGGTGATTGGAAATACGCAGGGGTCACATCGTAACCCCTGAATGCATCCATTCCGCATGACTCACGGAAGTTTCCTTCCATGTGAGTTTTATCGGAATTCACCTTTAAACCCAGGTAACTGAGTAACTGCACAACGTACTCACACGCATCTTTCGGTACGATGATATCATCGCCGAAGACGCATATCTCAGCACTGGCCATACGCAAGTTCTGGTTAGTGACCCTCAAACCCCTCGAAAGGAGAATTGCAGATACACCAACTATAGCGTAGCAAATCGTCTGCAACGGAAAAGTTGCAGCCGACCCCATAGGAGCAAACTTCTTGAGCTTAAGATAGGCCCAAGAATGATTTGTCACCCTATTAGCAATCCAACGTGTTCTGCTAGCGTGTAGTCGTTCCAACAGGGTTAAATTAGCCCTGAAGAAACGTTCTACAGCCCAGCAAGATAACCGATCGGAAGCCGCAGAAAGATCGATAGTGGCTAACAAGCCAGTTTTCGATCCTTTCATCGCCCACTCTCGACTCACAGTCTGTGAGCGAAAGTGTATAGATGATCGCAGAAAGGTCTGCGACAAGCGGTTTTCCAGCTGATTCCAAATCAGCTGCTGTACCCATTGGTGCTCTACTGGTTCCGCGGCGATAAGCCGTGGTCCCTTCTGAGTCTTTGGGACGGCAATAAGTCGGGAGGGGCTTTCGCCCCGTCCCCACAGTTGAGTTGCTTCATGATCTTGTCCCACGCCGAAATCGGTTCGGGCATATAGATCGTGAGGGAAGATGGCATCGAGTTTGTGGGACCACATAGGGAACGAGTACTTACTCTGTCCCTTCCGTAGGTTTGCCACAACCCCGGGCCCGTGCCTGGGTAGCTCAGAGGCTTCCTCTTTATGGAGGTCTCCGAGTTGGGCCGCGAATCTATCAGCGACATGCTGTAGTAATTCCGCGGCTGCGGTGCTGACGGTGTTTGTAACATCGTCAAACTGAAAATGTAGCTGGTCGTCCCTACAAGGAAGGGCGTCACGAAAGTGAACGTCCCTACTGCGAGAGATATCCAGCTCGTCATAATCCCACCCAAGGGTGTGACCACGAGTCTCATTTTCAACAACAAGAAAGGAATGTACTTCCTCATTTACCGCCCTCTGTGGACACTGCAGCTTCAACTTCTTGAAGCAGTAGTAGAGCTGTCGCATCGCTGCGATAGCTTCAACAGAAGCATCTACCCTGAGCCGCTGCTCTTCATCAAAGATCTGTAGCAATAGATCCTGGCAAAGCGCCTGGAAGCCATTGCGTTTTCCTCGCCCTCCCGACAAAGGAAGGTTAGGCAAAGAGTACAGACCCCTGGACAAACACCTGTCAAAGTGTTTGCCGAGAGCAGGCAGAGCCATGGTTACCACATAGGTACCATGATACTCTAGCTCATGAATGAGGCGTTGTTTGTCACGCGCCCACTCACGTCGGTGTGAGTACGACCAGCTGATGTCATCAAAGACATCAGCCAGTCTGCCTTGAAGGAAAGATACTAGGCTATTACTAGACATTCAGATCCTTTCGGGTCAGTTGTCTGTCCTAGCCTGGTACCCCTAAACTACTGCATTACGCAGGGTTAGGAAACTAACAGGGTCCAAACCTATTAGTTCTCCCAATTCACCACCGCCAGTGCATTCGTTGTTACGAATGCAGACAACGCTTTCGCGAAGTCAGACGGTCCAACCGCAGCAACGCCTCGAATATTGCGCATGACCATGTAAGACTGCATAACGGTTTGAGTACCGTCAGCAGCAAAATTGGTCTGCGTGAGGTCGATGTTGTGGCGCTCCATCTGAGGCAATCCGGGCTTCTTCGTTTCGTAAGAATGCCGGACCTTCAGAACGAGCTCGAATCCAACTCCCTTATAGAGGAAAGTAGATCCGAAGGAATCTTGGTTCACCTTATTCAGAGAATAAGGTGTTGCGCCAATGGTGATTGTAGTAGGGGTGGCCAGTGCCATGTTGATCCTTCACACACACAAAGTCCGCCGGTTCATTCCGGACGGATAAGTTGGATAGCAACAAGTCCTCTTAGTGGGACCTAAGCTATTAGCCGATACGGCCTAGTATGGCCTTATGGTGTCCCGTAAGGGAGGCTAATAGTGCTGCTATGACGTTTTGTTGTCCCGTCGTAAGAAACGACGAAACAGGGACAGCAAGATCCGATACTGGATGCACTACTCGGCGACGAGTAAGTCTCTCGTGAGAGACACTACCGCCACCAAGGGTAGTTGGTGCAGCACCAGGTATCGGCCCACCCGTAACCCGTGTAGTACTCATCTGCATTATGCAGATCTCTGAGGGTTTCGCTAACACTCTTCCGCCGGTAGCCTGTAAATAGGCTGACACGTTGGCAAAGTAGTCAACGAGGAACGAGAATGGCACCATTTGCCAAACCGTCTCAGGGTCGAGGGATTCCAGATCAAGCACTTGACGCAATGCGTTGTTGTACGAGGTCAGGTTATCCACGTCATTAAGTGCCTCCATTGTTGGCACCCAGCGGACACTAGCCCACACTCTGTGGGTAGTTCGACGAGTAACTTCTCCTGGAATCGTTAAATGAACGAATGTCCCGTAGTAATATGTGGAATCATTCGAACTGTACGCGTCCAGAAATACACGTTTACGTAAGCCACCATACGCGAAGAACAAGGACTGAAAATCTTTCAGTCGTTTCTCGATTTCGAGAGACACCTGCGCAAACTTCTTTAAATCAGAGATCAGTGCTTCCCAGCCAAACTTATAGCTGAGAAACAAATCGCCTGAAAGTTGCAGCGCAGTCTTGAATACTAAGCGAAACATGGTGGCACATTCTAGCAGCTCCCAAGCTAACACAGGTACAGACTGAGTATCCCGAAAGGGATTAGTCTGCGCGAGCGCCATAGTGGCATACTCAGCGTTAGTCTTGATGGAGGGCCATGCTAGATGGTTGGTGTCAGCAGTGTAGAGAGTACTGGCAAAGCCAGATACCTCCCACTTTCTGTTGTATTGCTCCCAGGTGCCAGCGTACAAGCCAAAAGTTTTGGTTATACGTTCAGAGAAGAAGTTGGAAGGAGGGGTCAGGTAGTTAAGCTGCCCCCCCTTACGTTTTCCAACAAAGTCATCTGTCTCCTGGCTAAGAGAAAGCAGGACTGCGTTACTAACGGGATAAGTATCCGCGATAGTACCGTCATCGAGGTAATAGCTAACCATTTTGGCAGCTACGACTTGAGTACGGTTACGCACCCGCCTGCGAGCAATCATGTTTGCTATCCTCGTCTGAGTGGAACAATTCCAGCGTGACGACCACGGTGAGGCCCATTATGGGCC